TCGTATCCACTTCCATTGGCAGTAACGTACACCTCTCTAACACCGTAGACGCTGTTAAACATCGGGACGATTTGTGCACCAGAACCAGGAACTGTACGTGTCATACGATTACTAAGTCACCTATCATGTTGACGTGTGAAGGAATACCACATTGGTATTTGTAAGTTGTGCCTGCTGCCAAATCCATAGGCACAGTGTAATACTGGATTCCTTCGGTATTACCACTTACACCATCAGTAATTTGACTTCCTCCTGCTGATGCTTTAATTTCAAATGGGTGCGATCCACCTGTTGTATTATTAAATCTATAAGTAAATCCTCTATACAAATAGAGAGTTGGGTTTTGGTCACTTATAGCAACACCAGGTCCATTAAAAGTATATGCTGAAGAGCCATTTGCTCCGATATTCCATCCTAATGAAGGAGAAGCAACTCTTTCAAAACCGTCTCCACCAAAGATTACGTTTCCATTTTCATTAGTATTCTGTCCACTCTTCATGTACAAATCAGCTGCTATTGTTAATGTATTAGAAGACAAAGAAGTTGTAACACCGTCTCCACCAGATACGGTTACAGTGCTATCACTAGCATTTGCAGTGTAAGACCCAGTATCACCCGCTATACCCTGTAATACGTTTTGGACAACGTTGGGTGAGGAGTTTGTTATTGTTAAATTATCTCCTGCAACATCTGTTGATATACCAGTGCCACCTATAAAATTAATTACAGTAGATGTACTATTTGCAGTCTTACTATTATTATCTGTCCCTATAGTAGTAAACACATTTTGGTCAGGAGCACCTAGTGTCCCTGTCATAGAAATAGTAACTGTGTCACCAGCTATTGAAGTAGAGATGTTTGAGCCACCCGCAATAGTTAAAGTATCAGTTGCAGCAGATGCTACAGTTGAGCCACTATCCGCGTTTATAGTTTCAAATAAATTTTGTGTGCTACCTCCACCACCTGTTGCAGTCTCATCATTAGCAGGATACCAGTAACTATTACTAGCATCCCATTTTAATACTTGTCCGTCAGATGCACCACCACCTACAGTCAAATCTACATCACTAAGAGCACCAATACTATGGTCTTCACCTATAAGTTTCTTCCATCCGCCTGCTGTTGCAACTCTTCCTGTAGTGTCACCAGAGACATATGCAAACATACCATGATGCACGGTATTATCTGGTAAATCTCCTGTTGTAGCAAACACATTGCTATACTTTAATTTACCATCAGCACCATCAATATATGTTAATGCAGCACCTGTGCCACCAGCCCAGAATTTAATATCACCTGTGCCATTAGGTTGTATAGTTATATCACCACTAGAAGATGATATAATTTTATTTCCTGCTACATCAAGGTCTGCTGTTAGAGAATCTAAAGCACCCTCAGCAAACTGAGACCCATTCCATTTTAGGAATTGACCAGTGCTAGGAGACCCGACGTTTATCTGTAAATTAGTATCATTACCAAGATTGGTATATAACTCATCGATGACTGAATTTAATTTTATAGCTCCATCTCGCAGGCTGTCACCTGTGCCATCATTCGCAGAAGAGCCTATGTTAAGATTTTGCTTTGCCATTTTCGGTAGTTTTCTACAAGTTTATTTATGTGCCATCAAAGGACTGTGCAGTAGAATCGAAACTACTTGATGTAGAATCAAATCTATTCTGTAAATCTCCACTTCCACCAGAACCAGATACAGTTAGATTTGCCTGATTTGAATCTAGAGGAGAGTTTTGAGCATTGTTGGCAGGTACAGGTCCGATGATACGACAACGATACTTATACCCTGTCATATATGCTAACGCGGTAACACTATATGACGCTGCTGTTGCACCTGTAATAGCAGCAAATGCAAATCCACCATCAGTTGACCTATACCACTGATAAGAGATAGGTCCGTTTTCTGGTATGATAAGTGCATTGACTGTAAATGTTGCAGTCTCACCCGCATTGACTGTGACACTCTGAGGTTGTAATGTAAACTGCAATGTAGGAGGTGTAGGTGCATCTCCACCACCATCTCCACCACCCTGCTCTTCTTGGACAGGTTGATTAGTAAAGGTAGTATCTATTGTTTCCCTTGTTGTTAACCCAATCATGTAAGGGAAATCAGGCTCATTTTGGTCATCAACAGATAAGAAGTAAGCATATGTGCCATTGGGATATTCTGGTGTTACACAGAATCTACCATTGTGATAGTCCAGTGTGCCAGTCCCTTCCACATACTCCCAGTCGGCAATCAAAGCACCAGCTGGTGGATTCTCAGATGTGCTACCATAGTCAGGTCTCCCAGGTGCTTCGGTATCTCTAGCAGAATATGAGCTAGACATAGTAGAAGTCCCAGAAAGACTATCCCAAGGTTGTGTGTAAGCAAACGGACCGTAAATAGGAAATCCATCAAATGATATACCTATCATTTTAGAATGACCATCAGGATGTCTAATATTATCACCATTATATTGAGTAGACCCATAGTAATCATTATATGATGCTATTGAAGACCCTTCTCTCCAACAGTCAAGAAAATGTGTGTCATGATAATGATATTGACCAGACTGCTCTGGATGTCCACCACAAGAATCAGGACCGAAAGATATAGGAGAATTAGGAAAATGAGCATTCCAACTAAAACCTGGGGGTGGATTACCACCAGTCCCTGCACTAGGATTGAATAGTGCAACACCATTTGCAGCAATTCCAATAGTGCCTAGTGGTGTTGGGAATCTACCATTTCTTTGGTCATAGTATTCATATGTGCCTGTTGTTGGAGTTAACGCTTGGTCGTCTACAATTAAATCTAATCTATCATCTGCTGCCAACCAACATTCTCCTGCAATAGATGTAAATGTTGTGCCTCTGAATATAAACGATAATTTGTAATCATTGAAAACAAATAAAAGTCTATCGTTTACTTGAATATTCGCATTCGCTCCTGTAAACAACGCAATATCATTAACAGATAATGTTACAGACCTGATAAATCCGTCATGGGTATACTGATTAGAATCAAAAACTCTACTAATACCAAATGTTCCTCCACGGTATATGAAGTCATGGTCGAAGTCCTGCTCTGTTACTGTATTTGGATTATTTTCATTAGGAAAAGTACCATAGGATACAGGTCTTGGTAGACCATCGGATGCTATGGTTATAACCTTCGTTGCGTTATTAAATGATGCTGTTGCTGCCATGAGATTATTTAGATGTCATCGAAGATTTGGTCAGGTGTGAATCCTGTAATTACAGTAGCACCTGTCTGGACGCTAAGGATAGCAGATAGTGAGTAAACAGGAGTTGCACCCGCAGCAGTTATCGCTACACGATACTCATCACTATCATCAGATTGTGTGGTTGGATTTGTTAAGTATGTTGCTTGGTTAGCACCAATAATGTTACTCCAAGTTTGTGTGCCATACTCCTTCTTCTGCCACTGATAATTCATTGTAGAAGTATTAGTTACAGTAGAAACAACAGTGAATGATGCAGTCTGACCTTGATTAACAGTTACGTTAACTGGGTCTTGGACTATAGCGATTGTACCTTCAGTAATTGTCTGACCACCAGTGTATTCGCTACCCTCACCCGCGAGGACGTCAAATCCACCATTAACAGGTGTGCCAGTAGGTTCGACAAAGTCATCTGGGACTTCTGTTTCAACCAACACAGAAGGCATAGAGTATCCAATACCAGATGTCTTAACATCAATCCTTGTAATACCAGTCAATGCCTTGATATTTGCATCAAAACCAGAGGATGATATGACGTCGACGTTAGGACGTGAGGTATAACCGTCACCTGGGTTTGTAAGGATTGCGTTGGTTATCTGACCACGTGTGACAGTAGCAAGTGCCTGTGCATTTCTACCCTTAACTGACCCTGTATATTCAAACGTAATCAAAGAGTTTGAAGACTCAATTAGAGCAACTTCTCTAGCAAATTCTTCACCTTCTATTAGAAGATTATCACCAGATTCGATTGGTGGGACAACAGTTGCTGCGATAACGTCAGCATCACTACCAACGTATGAGAATCCAACAAATGTGCTTCCTGCACGAGGAGTCTCAGCAAAGATTATTCTACTACCAACCAATTCATATGCTGTACCTGGCTCTT